CGCGATGTCTTCCCCTTCTACCAGCTCGCCTCTTTCGTTGCGGGTCTGAGTCTTCTGTACCCACATGAAGCGCATGAGCTTGTCGTAGTTCTCCTGCGCCCCGACGAGGGACTTGTTGTAAAGTCCGCCAGTAGTCCCCGCACCCTGACCGAGACGCAACAGGGGAATAGTGAACAGCTGCTCACGGTAGTTCTCCAGAAGCTTAGACGGCTGGCGAGCCATCTGCACTACGGCGTCCGGGGTGATAATACCCGTGAACATCTTGCTCAGAGCCTCCATCATCTTCTCGGGGTCCGCCTTTAATTTACTCAGACTATTGCCGCTCATCTGAGACAACAGGGTGAGCGGAACGTCAAACCGACGAATCAGCGACCGCATCTGGCCGCCCAAGGCTTCACGGATGGAGTACACAGCGTCTGAAGCGTTCTTATCGGGGCGGAAAGTCACCATCGCCTCAACCGTGCGGAGCGTTTTGCGCAAGAAGCCGTTCGGGTCGGACAGGTTGTTCCCCGCAACCTGCTTTCCCAGCATCGCACTGGTTTGAGGAATCACCGACACACCCTGCACCGTCTGAATCAAGTCCTGGAATGGCACAGGCGACTGTGCGGTGATCTTGACGATCTCGTTGATGATCCTACCGGCAGCGGACAAACTGCGCAGCGCCGACCCGAGAGTGATCTGAAAGGACGAGAACTTTTCGTTGATGTCCACAAACTCCTGTCCAAGCGTGCGAACGCTACTGCTGACAGCAGAGAACGCATTGACCAACGACCGCGCAAGCATGAGCCCGACAATGGTAATCTTGGTGCCCATGCGGTCCAGCATGTCCGTTGCGCGGCTCAGCGCGCTCCCGTATTGAGAGTCCAGAGTTTGGGCAGCTCGCGCGGCGGCGGCGGAGAACTGCCCAAACTTGGTCTTCTCGGAGTCATCAACTACCAGGCGCACTCTTAATTCTCTCATGTGCGCCATCATTTACCATCTTTCGGCTTGTTCCAGACTTTTTTGGCTACCTCCACCAACATATGCACTTTGTGGTAGGTGCCTACCCGGTCCTCGTCTGGGACAAAGTACAGGTCCATCAGCAACATAAGGTCACTGAGGCTGTACCCTGTCACCCCTCCCATAGCTCCGACCGTTAAATGGGAGGTAAGCCTTGTAAACAACTCCCATGCTACCTCGTTGCACTCCGCCAACTCCGGGCGGGGGCAGGTATCGCAAGGGGGGAACGCCCGATGTTTCGCGAACGTCCCCTGGCAAGCTTCGCAGGACTGGTTCTTCGGGTTAAGAACGTACTCTGCGAAGTCAGTTAGTTTTTTACCTCAGCCTCAGTCGGGTTCGCGCGGAAGCAGTCGATGGCCGAGGAAGTCTTCGAGATGAAGTCATCGAGGTCATAGGACACCCGGCAGAGCTCTTCAAGCGCCTCAACGGAGTAGGGAATCGGCGCATCCAGCTCCGCGTCCGTGTACCCGTCGATATCGATGTTCGTGATGCTCGCTATCGTGCGAAGGGTGACATTGTCCCACCCCTCCACGACCGCCTGAAGGAAGGCACGAGAGAAACGTTTCTCGTCAAGCTGGGGACGGCGGCTCTTCGTGTTGTTGTCGAAAGATGTGATCGTGCAGTTTTGCACCAACGCCTGAAACTTGATCTTCGGCATGTAGCGCAGACGGAGGCGCAGACCCTTGAACTCGAAGACCTGCGTCGGAATGACGACGCGGCTCATGGCGGCGAAGAACGGGGTAACGGGAGACTTGTCGGCGGACTGTTCGGTGGACATGTTGTTTTTTGTGACTTGGTTTTTTAATGTTAAACGCAAAAAGCCCCCTCCCGGTTTCCCAAGAGGGGGCCTCGCGCGGATTAGTAAGTAGCCTGACCGTTATAGAGCGTCAGCGTCAAGTCCGTATTGCCCTCAGGCGAGAACGTGCGCAGCTCCAGCGGAACCGAGATCGCCCCATTACCCGAGATGGAAGGTGTCGGATTACCTCCAATCTTCGTAGTAGGGAGATCGATCTGAATCATCTGGCCCGCGTAATGGGCAGTCAGCTCTACCGCCAGCGTGGACTCGCCCAACCATTGATTGTAGCGGGTGAGGTCAGTAAAGAAGAACTGACCGGAGAGCGAAACCTCGCGCTGGCCCTCAACGAGGTCGCGACGACGGACGGAGCCGACGGCGTACAGGTTCGGGTCGAACTGATTGTTGAGAGTCAGCTGACCGTTCTGCATGTCCGTTTCGACTGCGAACGCCCCCGAACCTGCCTTGATGCGAACCATGCACTGCGCCGCAGCGACGGGCTCCTCGTTCAGGTCGGTGTAACCGTTGAACTTCGAGGTGGCCCCTGCGATGTCCTGGTCGAGGAACAGCATGTCGAAGGAGGCCGTCAGCGCACCCTCCTGAGGAATCCCCAGGGTTACCTGGTTCACCCGTCCGCCGAGATAGCGGAAGTAGGAGATCGCCCCAGCCGCCTGGTAAACGCCCTTCTCGTAGGCGATGCCCACGGCGGGAAGAATAGCTCCAGCACTCAGAACGTGCCTGTAGAGCGGCTTCGTGGACGCCCCGTAGTATTGGAAGGCGGCGGTACCGCACGGCTCGATGAAATTGGGGTCAGACGAGAGCAAACCCGTACTAACCGCCGTGGTATCCGTCGTCCCCGACAGGGTGCAGAGGTAGGTATTGCCGTTCGAGAGAACGTAGGTGCCCCGAGTGTATGCGGTGGTATCCGCAATCGCCTCGGGCGTTACCGTGGTAGTCGTGTAGTTGCCGCCCAGAAGGGCGTGCTTGAACAGCAGGCCGAGGTGGGTGGTGCCCAGTTCGTAGCCCACTGTTCCACCCGCCGAGACATTACCCGTGCGAATGGACTGCACCATGCGGTTGGCGTTGATGCGTTGAGACGAGAACGTGTTTCGGGAACCCGTCAAGCTCTCCGAGGTAAAGCCCAGTCGGAGACCTTTCGAGGTAGCGGGAAACACGGCAAAAGAAGCCTCTTCGCCGAACGCGCAGAAGCTCTTCGATCCATTGGAAATGTTAGCCATAAGGGTTAGTGTTTGTGGTTTTGGTTAATAAGGAGCTGCCGATGAGTATTCGACGCTGAAGGAAAAAGCGACCAAAACCGAAGTCGCGTTCTCCCCGAGGGTATCCCCGACCTTTAAGAGGTTGAGCTGTCGAGCGCCCGCTACGCGGTCGTTCTGACGTGCCCAACGCTCCAAATCCAACTGAAAGTTGCCGCTCAGCTCTTCGAGGGAGGGCTGAGTCTGTCCCTCTTCCAAGGCATTCTCAGGTAAAATGCTGAAGCACGCCACGCCCATGAACTCGGTGACCTTGTGCAATCGCCCGTGAACGCTCTCTCCGTCCTCACCACTTGAGTAGGACGTGCCCTCTACCCAGAGGTAGATCACAGGACAGCTATCGTACCCCGGACTCATATTCTGAATCGGAGCGTAGGGGTAGCTCACCCGACCGGCAGGAATATCTGTCAGGTACCCTTTTGCCTTGGAGATCATTTGGAGGGAGTTTTTCACTCCGTTTCGTATGTCTGTGTAGTCTGCCATGGCTTACTTCCTCCGTTTGGTTAATGCGCTCCTTGCGCGGTTGTACAGCTCACCGCGACCAGCCTTGAGTGTTTGAGCCGCCTGAGCTTCTGCGAAAATCTTATCGGTTACCGGACGCATCTGCGCGGCGCGCCCCTCAAATACGTCAGCAATACTGGACTCCAGTCGAGTGCCTTCTGAAGCGACATACTCATCCATCAGCCACTCGGCTTTCTCGATGTAATGCAGGCCCTCTCGGGCAGGGATGTGCAAGGGCTCTCCCGACGTAACAACCATTTTACCTGAGAGTCCGGGGAAGCGAAACGCCTGACGCTCGGTGAGAAAGCTGTCCCAAGCGCGGGAGCCGTTGTTCAACGAAGCAAGGATTGTGGAGATTCTTCCCTGCTCCTCCTTGCGGTGGTACACCTCAAACCCGATGCCGGTCCCTGCTCCCGTAATAGCGGCAAAAGTTCGGGCAGACCAGCCCTCACGAAGTCGGAGACGTTCCCTGCCCGCATAACGGCTTTCCAGGCGGTTGTAGGTGCGGTTGGCTCCCCCGCTAGGGAAATTGGCTTTAACGGCGCTTAGAGCGGTTCTGGCATAGCTTCTGAGGCTCTGCTTCGAGAAGATGAACTCAGGCCTGGACAAATAAGAGAGGCTTCGGGTAAGCCCCTTGAGATCGTCCGCATCGATAGATGCCCGTACAAATGCCCGCCCGGAGCGAAGACTGCGTGCAATGTTTGGGTCGAGGGCCACGTCACACCTTTATCGCCAGCTCGTTGCTTGCGATTTTGTGCCCCGCCGTATCGGTGGCAATGAGCACGTAGTACATCTCACCGGCCCCTTGCGTTGTTTTAAAGGCCGAGCGGTTATTGCAAGTGATCTCGACAAGCTTCTCCGCTCCAGGAGCAGTAAAATCCTCCTCCCACGGGCAGTAAATGGGGGAAGCCGTGTGCCGCCAAAGCGTGAGACTTTGAATTGCCGAGTTCCAGACGTTGCCCCATCCCACAATAACCACGGCGGGGGCCTCGGGAATGGCGGACAAGGTAACAGACTGCCGGAAAATGCGCGGAGGAATAACGGCAGGAGCCGCCTTAACCGGAACACGAAGGTTGGAGAAACTGTCTGTGACGACGAGCTCACCCACGATTATGTCTCCGTCCACACCCTGAGCCGCTGCGGAGAGTTCGTTGACCCGCAGGTCGTACTCCTTCCTGAGCTGCTTAATCAGGTCCATCGTTTTCGTAAAAGGGGTGTCCCTGTCGTAGCCGAACGTCTGGGCACTTGCAGAAGTCTTGGTAGAGGACTGCTTCGAGAACTCCGAGGCGCGAGCGTAGCAGACCCGGATGTGTGCCAGAATGAGAACAAGATCGTACTCACCAGTCGGCAGTGACGTGTAATCAGCAACCGACTGATGGGTATGCTCCAGCAAGGCTACATCGAGCAAACTGGGAACCTTGGCATATACGACTTCGTCCTTCGCGACTGCTGCGCGAAAGTAGAGATCAGATACGAGTTGGGACTTGATTTGCTCCGATGTAGCCATGTGCCGACTTTCCTTAGATGACGACGGTAACGTAGCCCTTCTCAGAGAGGACGGCGGCGACGTTGTGAGGGAACGCGTACTGATCACCAACGAGGAGAAGCTTTTTGCCCCCCGTGTAATCGACAACCGGAACTCCGCCGATGGTGGGGGCAGAGAACTCGCGGGTAACGATCACGCGTTGCAGCTTGGAATCCGCCGTTTTCGCGATGATGGAATTGAGACGTTCGATCTCCGCGTTATCGGGCGTCGCCGATGCGGCAGAAGTGTCCGACTGAGCGGGCTCGTCCGCAGCAGTGACTACGGGGGTGATCTGCTCAACGTCGTCGTCGGAAGGACGACTGACGGGCTTCAGGGGCTTGAGAGAGACGGTGGGAACTTTGGCCATGATATTTTAACTTTAAACTGACAGGTTAGGTTGGAGAGAGCTGATTGCGGGAAGACCGCCCCGAGTATTCCCAGGGCGGTCTCAGTTGTAACAGAGACTTAGGCAGTCTCGATAATGACCGAGTGGTTCGATTCGAGGAGGCCGACACCGAAGATGGCGTACCAGCCAAACTTGTGGCGACGGCCCATGTCGATGACGCCACCGTCACGGAAGTTCACCGGCAGAGCCTCGGCGATACCCACAGCGAACGCACCCATCACGAGGCCGAGATATACGTTGGTGGCGTTATTTGCGGGAAGGGAGGTGTTACTGCCCGAGTCGGCACCGTCCGAGTAGAAGTCCTGCGTGCCCTTCTTCACGTAGATGATCTGCGAGGTTTCGATGACGCGGACGTTCTCGATCTTGCCCGACTCACCGTTGAAGAGCTGATCGGGGGCGCCGTAGTGACTGGCGGACTGCCAGCGGCTGTCGGCACGAAGACTGGTGCCCTGGTGCGGATGGAGGATGCCCACGTAGGAGCCGCCGTCGAACTTCGGAGCCTTGTTGGTGGCGAGGAGTTCGTTGGCAGCGGCGAGCGTGGAGACCGTGGCGACATCGGCGGCGGTGAGGTTCGCACGATCAGCACGACCAGCGGCGTAAACCGTGTTCGGGGTGTTGTACAGCGCGTTGCGGACGAGCGTGTCGCGGACGAGTGCATAGTTGCGCCCGAGAGCGATGGCAGCCTGGTCCAGCACGTTGACCATCGAGGTCTTGACCAGCATTTCGCTGAATTGGACCGCTTTGCCGTACTCGGCGACCGTAATGGTCAGCTCCGAGGTCGAAAGCGTGTCGGTTGTCATGTCCGCCGTCTCGCTCAGAGCGGTAGTGCCGCCAGAAAGAGCCGCGAAGCGGAGCATTTTGATCGTCTGACCCGACATGATGCCGAGTTCAGTACGGCGTTCCGCAAATTGCTCGAAGAGCAACAGCGGCTGAGCCTGATGGAGAACCTCTTGGGAGTAGAGGGTAGTGAGACCTGTGTCGAGGTGAATGTAATCACCCGAGGTAATACCGGCGATGTTGGTAGCCATTGTTTATCTGTCCTATTGGGTTTCTTGCGCGAAAGGAGTTATTTTAACTGTGACCCCCAGCAAGACCCCGAGCACCGAGAACCTTTTGACGGATTTCGTTCCGTCGCTTGGCGTACTCGGCAGGGGAGAGGCCTTGCAGCTGCTCGGCTGCGGCCAGGGGCTCACCTCCCGTCACACCGGCATCGCGTGGGGCCGGAGGAGGGGTAGGAGATTTCTGATCGCCTCGGGCAAGCTGAGCGATTCGCTCGAACTCGGCCTTGGCAACCTCGGCGGACGTTTGAAGCTCCGCCTCAGACTCGCCTACAACCAGAGACTCGACGATGCGACCACCTGCGGCCTGCACGATGCTATCGCGGAAAGCCTTCAGTTTGGACTGCTTCATCTCTTTCTCCAGGCGTTGGAACTCGGCGCGCTGGGTGTCGAGTTCGCTCCGAAGAGCTGCCTCGGCCTGTTGGCGCGACGTTGCCGCCACCTCTTTAATCAAGGCGTCAACGTTGAGGCCACCCTCAGGCTTCTGGGCCTGTCGGAGAGCTTCATACTGACTCTTGAGCATCTGTGCCTCTTCCTGCACAAGTTTCAGCTTTGCAGCTGCACCTTCGGCGAGAACGGCACGCTCTTCGAGCTCGGCAATTTGCCTGCGGAGTTTCGACCGCTCCTCCTGACGAGCTTGCTCCAAACGTTCCTGTTCGGTAGGAGCAGGAGCGGGAGCCGCAGACGGCGCAGCAGGGGCGGAGGGTTCCGTGGTATCGGACGGTTGGACGGGTTCAGACATAGCTTTGGTAGTTTAACGAAAATGTGTGACTAGCTCGGTTTCTTAGCGGGTGGTGGGCGGAACTTTCGCGCCCGCAGGTTGGACGTTCTTATCGAAAAAACGGTCCTTCGCGCCGTTAAGGTTTCGTTTCGACTGCTGGAAATTACCACCAGCGGGTCGGGAGAGAGGACCACCCTTGCGGCTGTTGGCAGCTGCGGAGGTGGCCTCACTCGTAAACTTGGCAGACTGAGACGAGTATTCAGGGTTCATGGTGATTTGTTACTTCAGTTATGTGATTAGGCCGGGGTCAGCCTTGGGGTCAACGTTTAATGTTGAAAGGCTCAGAGGAAGCACTGAATGGGACTCCCTCAACGACCGTAAAGTTGTGACTACTTACGACGCAGCGGACCTGGAGTTGCGCCTTTGTGGTAGGAGTTACGAACTGCCTGTAAAAGCTTGGAGGGTACAGGCTTTCCTTCGTTACGAAGGCGCGCTATTGCGGCCAACCGTCCCTTGGTGGCACCGTGCTCCTTGTTGTGCGCCGCAACGGCACTGGCGCCCTTCCCTGGGAGCACCTGCAAGTTGGATTTACGGCTGTCTTCCTTGTTCTCGTTCTTGTGGTGGACGATCTGGTGGGGCTTGGCCCCGGCACGGAGGCGGTAAGCGTGCGGGCTGTTCCCGTCCTTGAACGAACCGTTAGACTTCCCGAACCGTTGAAAACGTGGGTCTTTATCCTTACGGGCACGGTTAGCACTGGTATCGCGTTTACGCGTATTTTTAACTTCGCGGCTCATAGGTGTGTTTAATGTTAAACTTAGCTTTTAGGCGGAAGGAAGCTTAGCTGCCTCGTTAAGATTACGCGCGGCTGGAGGGGGCTTAGGTAGCATAGTCTTGTCCTTCTCGATCTCCTCGTTTACGCGCTGCCACTCAGTCGGCCCGAAATACTGCCTCAGAAGGGCTTCACGCGAAACGAGACGTGCTGCCAGGCGCTTTAGGTCGCGGTCGAGGATGGCGCTCTCGTCGTAGGGGAGCGGGTCAGGGAAAACTGCTTCCAGCTGTGTGATGTCCATCTCCGGCACAGACTCTCCCGCACTCTTCAGGTAGGCGAGCATCAGGCTGCTAGCACGACGGAACGCAGGCTGGAATGCCTTTGCCTTACGCGCAGTCTTCGAGAGCAGGGGCTGGTAGAGCATCTTTAGGGCAACACCTGTTGCGTGACTGACTGCGCGGTCCGGGTCGAACAGCACTTCAGGTGTCTCCGCCTCAAGGAAGATTTGCGAACGTATATCGGCTGCAATCTGCCTCATCGCCGATAGGTCTCCCTTCATCTCCAGGTTCTCCACCCTGCCGTCGGCAGGAAGTCCCGACCAAACCTTGTTCGAGCCTTTTTCCAGACGGGAGGCTTTCGCCCCGAACACTATCGTTGTCGGCTCGCCGTGGTAACGAACAATACGGTGAAGACTGTTGCGGATTTCGTTGTGTGCATCGTTGAGCGCGCACAAAGCCTTAATATCCGATCTCCCGAAGGCGGACACTGGGTCAGGAACGTTGACGACATGCACCACGTTTACCGCCTTGAAAGGGTTAGGCTTCGTCTCGGCTGTCCCGTCTCCCTCCACCGTGGTAAAACTCTCATCAGAGATATACACGGTCCTGAAAATCATTGTACCGTCCCCTTTACGCCCGATAGGGTAGCGCATTACGCATTGGGTAACCACCGACGGGTCCAAGGGGTCGAGCACTGGGTAGATGTAGAACGGGTCCACAACGCACAGGCGGGGCATAAACCGTTCTTTGCCGTCCGTTCCAACAATTCCCTGAAGTTGGACGTAAATATAGGCGTCGCCGAAGATGCTGCACTGGTCGGCGATGTGTTTGAGCAGATCGTCTTTCCCGCTCAGCTCCCACAGTCCGTCGAGAAGCTTTGCTCCGTCGTCCTCCGACTGACGGTGACGCACGTCGAAGCTCATGTTGGACAGGAAATCCACGCCCTTGTTAATGATGGGAGGGATGAAGTTGAAGTTTACCCTTATCGTGCCATCCGGGTTCTGCTTCGGACCTACCTCACCGTTGTAATAGCTCAGGTAGCGGCGGTAGTTCTCCAGACGCTGTACCAGCTCGCTTTTATAGACGGGCGAGTACCAGTCCTTAGAATACGGGCCTACGAGAAAGTCGTAAGGGTCAACCGTCTGCTCGCTCTCGGCGGGCTGAATGGGACGCCCAGAGAAAACGTCAGAACGAACGCGAAAGCCTGTGCCGGATAGAGTCGTGTTTGTCATTTTAGGGCAAATAGAAAGGGTTGGAGGATGCGCAGTCCAGCTCATAACTGTCCTGTTCAATCAACGTGCCCCAACAAGAAAGCGCAACTGCGTCCGGGTAATCGTCATGCGCACCCTTGGCATTAGGGTGTCCAACCTTCATGATACCGCCGTTATAGTCCTTACGCAGGTCCAACATCTCGTCCACAAACTTACGGACGCATCGGTGCGCTCTAGCCTTCTGAGAGTAGGGAAAGGTCAGTCGATGACCACACAGCTCTGCGTAGAAAGCTTTGTAGAGGTCAGACTTTGCTTTCGCCGAGAATGTACACGGCATGATCTCAACTCCCGTACCGTCATAAACGGCAGTCAGGCGGTCGAAGATTGCTTTGCCGACGGTATTCGCGTCTGTAACGATGCGGCGTAGGCGAGGACCGAAGCGGGACAGGTAAGCGTTGATCTCGGCATACTGAACTTCGTAGTTGTCCCCTCGCCACTCCATCAGACTTACCAGGTGGCGGCGGTACAAACACACAGAGGCCATTCCGGCGACCTGGTTACTGGCCAGAGTCAGCACAGGGTTGTTCCAATCAACAGCAGAGACGGCGACCACGGTAGAGTCACTGTCCCGCCCCCAGTCGATGCCTGCCACAAACTTGTACCCAGGCCCGAAAAGTCTGCACGCATCCTCAGGGACTAAAAGCTCCGACCAAGGCTCCCCCGATTGTGCGGCTACCTGCTGGTGAAGCAGCGCATCCTGAGTCACAAACATACCGCGCTCGAATATCCACTCGCAGTTATGGGCAACTACGGAGCGGGTGCAGAAGGAATGATCGTGCGCGACTTCTATATCCCAGACTTCTTCTTTACCTGCCTGAGCTATTCCTTTTAGCCTGCGAAGCATGTACCCTTGATCGAGGTAGACCTGCTGCCGTTTGGTGATTTTCCGGTTAAACACGTCGGCGTCTCTTGTCCCATACACGTACAATGAGTGCGCAATCGTGGCAGGGATGGGCCTTCCTTGTATCACGCCCGGCTTTTTCTTTTGCGTGTAGATAGAAGGGAGGATTCCGTGCGTACGGAGCAGATAGTCCAACTGTTGGTGTAGACGCAAACTGGCAGTAACAGACGCGGCGGTCCACCGAGGATAACACCCGTCCCCCTCCCAGTAGGCACGAACGAAAGCTTTAATAAACTCCTCAGGGGCCTTGAAGAAGAACGAGGGCAGCTTTTTATTCTCCGCACCGTGACCGAACAGCTCCCTGAGAAACTGGTTCAGGTCAGTCGAGTTCACCGCCGTGTGCCTACACGGCCCTACATCCTGCGTTTTAGCCGTTAGCCCGAAGCAAACCTTGAACAACTTACGGATGCGCGACGACGCGGCTACCTCATCTCGGCTCAGCGTGAGCTCGACAGTAGATTTGTTAGAAGCTGCGCTGTACCCTTCTGCGACATACCAGCCGAAAAACTCGCCTAGCTCAGGCGTGAGAGGCAGAGTATGCGGAATGGTGTTTGCGTGTGACCTCTTCCTCCCTGCATAGAACGGAACACGTATAACTTTAACCTTTTCGGTCGGCGACTGAATGCGCGGGACAAGTAATCGGTGTTTCTTCGTTAAGTCCTGAGCTTGTACCCAACCGTCAGTAGTCAGGAAACGGTGGTCAGGCGTGCTTATCACATCAGGGGCTCCGTAAAAGGACAGGCGTAGCGTATCCTTCACTCCCATGTTTTTGACTTTCTGTACGCGGCGGTGCGCACCTGTGTGTGAGATCACGTAGTCGCCCACCCGCATGTCCTTCAGCTGTTTTACCTCTCCGTTGGCTAGTATCACGTCAGTGCTCCCTGAAAGGCATCGGAACGCCATTCTGAACTCATCAGAGAACTCTCCGAGCTTGACCTTCATCAACTTAACGAAGTCTCGGTAAAGTGAGTTGTACTGCTCAACGATCTGGTGAGGGAAGAAGAAGTGGTTCATTTGTCCTCCATTCATCTGCTCACGCTCGTTCGCCCTGATCTCCTCGTAGAAGACACACTTCTTCGTAGAGGAGGTTCCGATCATCCAAATGGTACCCTTCGTGGAGGACACCATCGGGTATAGAGACTTTCTGATCTTCAGCTCTCCGATGTCCTGACTCTCTTCGAGCACGAGGATGTGGTGAGTTTCGCCTTCGTTCTTCGACGTGTCGGAGGCGGTCTGACACATGATGCGGCTTCCGTTGCTGAGGCGGCAAGTCTCGCCGTTGAACGTGTCGAAGCTGATCTTGAGCTCAGAGAATACCCGCTTCGCGCTAGGCGTTTCGAGGTACTGCCTAACCCGGTTAAATATGATCACCGCCTGGTCTGCCTTCGGGGCGTAGATGCCCACAAGCAAACCGTGGGCAAACCCTCGATAGCGCCCCTCCTCATCCGTCAGGTTGAACCTCCAGTCCCAGTAGAAAATCTTCGACAGGTAAGGCAACAGCACAGCGAGCGCGGCAATCGTGCAGGCTACGACATCCGATTTACCGGACTGACGGGAGAGCAGGGAGGTTATGATCGCGCCATCGCGAAGCAGGATGCTTTGAACCGCCCTATACGCCACCTTCACCTGGTACGGGTAGAACTTATGCCCGGAGAGCGTCTGCGCGAGCGTGATGACCCGGAGGCAAATGTCGTGCAGTTGCACCCGAGGGAACGTTTTCCCGGTCTCCTGCGTCAAAATCTTAGGCACGCGCGAGCGTGGGGGCGGCTTAGCCCCTCCCAGCCCGAACACCGGCGTTTCCTGCCCCGTAGAAGGCTGGATAGGGGTAGAGCGTGAGGAGGAGGGCTCAGACGGCGTATAAGCCCCGTAACTGCCCTTCTTGAGGATACCTGAGCGTAGCTTCATAGGTGGACTCCTTGCTCGACCACGGGCATCGCGCTAGCCTTAGGGACCGCTCCAGTGATCTCTCTAAGGATTACGTCGGTGTCGATGACAGACGTTGAGGTCTCCGGGAGTGCTTTAGCCGGTTCAGCGAGCGGCACGCTGTCCATTTTGCTAAGCATGGAAGCAGTCTCATCGTTGATCTCCGTGAGCGACATCCCGGTAAACAACGCTCCCACCGGGCCACCCTCGGCTGTGATCTCAGCCTCCACTGTCCCGGTCTCCTGCATCACCTCATGCAACTTGAGCAGGTTCTGAGAGGCTAGAGCCATAGCCTCCATCGTCTCAAGTGTGGGAGGTGCGCCATTTGCAGTCTCTATCATCGAACGAAGTTGTACCTGGCGCATCATCTCCGCCGCAAGCATCTGCATGTAGTTTTTCACGTCCTCCGCCGACCTGATCTCGTGCGCGTTAAGGAACGGATTATACCCGCACTCATACCCGGCTTTATACTTCGGGCAGGTTCGAGACATGCTGCAAGCGGAGCAGGCGAGGGAGGGAAGATGCTTCCCGGAAAACTTGCGCGCCTTCCATAGCACAGAGTTCTTCTCCTCCGGGGTCAAAGCCCGGCGCTGAGCAGGATGCTTCCCCTGGGAGGACTCCGGGGCGGGGCGAGTGGGCGCCGAAGTTTTCACTGGCGAAGGCGCGAACTGATCAGGACGCAGGCGCAGCTTAACTGTCATCTTCACTCCTGGAATCTTGGGTGGCCGCAGGAGTGCGCCGGCTGTGGCGAGAGGGACTTTTTTCTTAATTGTTAGCCGAGGCATAACCCACCAGAGCACGAAAAAGCCCGCCGAGTCAACCCCGGCGGGCTTCCCTTTACCATGCTCCCGTCCCTACACGACGGGAAGTCTAAATCAAAGAGGCCAGGTCAGCTGTAGGCACTGACCGAAGCTTGCTCTCGTCTTTTTTGACGACACTAGGCTCATTGTCGAAGAGGCATGAGACATTACTAGGCCAGTAATCAGACAGAGGAACTCGGCTGTATAACCGATCACTAAGTCCGATAAACTCTGTGTGCGAGGAAGACACAGTGGACACGGGGAGGCGAATGGATGACCCTGTGTCTTCCAGAAACTTCTCCAGTTCAGTGTCGCCGCACAGGTGGTAGGCGACGCAGCTTCGTTCAGAGTCGTGGAGAACCAGCGGAGCTCGGGGAAGGTCAGCCGCATTGTTCTGTAACAATGAACAGAGCTCAGTAGTGTTACCCGAGGCGAAAGTGAGCCGTCGAAACAATACGTGCGTGTGGTCATCGGGACCGATAGGTGTGTACTCCTGGCTGCCCAGGGAGTTGTCTGTATCAGGCTTTTTAGGCATGTAGGTGATTGTTTAAGGTTAAAAAACTAGGCTCAAACGCCGCTGTCATCTTCATCTTCATCTTCGTCCAGCTGAGCAAGAAGCTCGGCGATGTCTTTTTGGTCTCGAACAAACTCCTCTGGAGAGACCTGAGCTGCCTCAGGCATTTGACTTTGTTGAGCGGAGGCGGCGGATAGGCTCTTCAAACGCTCAAGCTCCTTACGTGCGTCCAGGTCTCGCAGACGGTTTTCAAGGAGATCAGGAGGAAGTTGTGAGCCGTCAATCCCGTCGTACCCGATACTGTCTTCAACAACGGGAGAGACTTTTGCACGAAGCTTCGCATAAAAGTCCTCCATGTCCGCGTTCCCCTTCGGAGTGTCGGGGAACGTTATGTCGATCTCGTCCTGCTTGTACCCGTGACGGTTGGTCAAGCGAGCGCACAGCTCTTCTCGTCTGGAAATCCTAGGGCGCAGTGAAGGGTTAGAGATTGCCGGGTCAGGGGTGAAGCTCTCCCCGCTATTGAAGGAAGTGCCTTCGTCGGCGCTCCCCTGTGTACCGTCTTGGTCGTCGTATTCGTTGCTCATTGAGTGGAATTGGCTAAGGGTGATTCAGGTATACTTACACAGCTTTAGAAGGAAGCGAGAGCTTTACGAAATCCTGTATGGATGGAGCGTTCGGGTCCACTACCAAGTACCGAGAAGCTTCCGCCTTCAGTATTTGCTCGGCATTCCCGTAAGACCTCTCGTTCGGGTCTTTGATGTTCATAACGTGAACCTTGAGGTTAGGGGTCACCTTGAACTGATTGCTCAGTATGCCTGGTGATAGGTCATCGTCCATATCCGTGATGAGCAGAACCTCGGCGAGAGCGAAGTCCCCCACCGCGTGCCCCAAGTCAAAGAAGGCAGTGGTGAGCGCGTTGGTGATACTGGTACCCCCGCCCGCCTTGGTCCGCATCAAGTAAGAGAGAAGCGCGGGGAGCTCATCAA